CATCTGAGTCTACCCATAGTAGCCATTCGTAATCAGTCTTATCAAACCAGTAATCAAATACTGTCTGTCTTTGTCTAGCAATCTGGTTGCCCTGACTTCGTAGTGATGTAGCAAACTCTACGCCAGATTTTAACATTACATCCGTTACGCCTTGCATAAACTTGCCATCAACCATACCGTTGTCACACCATACAACTGCTACTGAATCTTTTGTCCCCTTGTTACTCATATTACCACTTAACCTTGTCCGCCCAATAGGCTGCACTCATTTTACCTTTAGCAATATTCTTACTGTGTCTTGCTTTAAAAGACTTACGTTTAGCCTTCATACGTTCTGATTCGCCAGCCTTAGGAGCACCTGCTGTGCTTGCACCTTGCTCGCCAAATCTAATAGTTTTTACTTTTTCTCCTACCTTAGCCACTACTACGTGTGACTTCTTAGGATGATTAGGTGTACGCTTTGGCTTATTAAAGCCAGATACTCCTGCTCTTTTTAATCTTGAATCAGCCATTATTTGCCCCTATACTTTGCTGTCTTCTTTGCTATGTTCTTAGGTTGTTTAACAAACTGCTTACCTTTGGCATTACCTTTGGCTTTAGCCTTATTGGTTGCTGCCTTCTCTGCAGGACTTAAAGCATCCCACGCTGCAGTAGGTAAATATCTCTTCTTACCTTTAGATGGTTTACCATCAGATGTTTTCCACTTTTCAGCAGTCCACTTCTTAAGTGATTGTTGAGATTTAGCAAGTGCCATTACTTGTAACCTCCGCCTGCTTTCTTGTATTGAACTGCAAGTAGTTGTGCTTTACGTGCTGACCATTCTCCAGGGTCTCCACCCTTAGAACCAGCCTTAATCTTCTTAAACAATGATGCTCTCATACCAGGCTTAGTATAGTTCCCAGCAGCATTAACTTTAGATTTTGCTTTCTTTTTCATTTAGTCCCCTTGATTTGTTCTTTTGTCTTTGGGTCAAGACGGGTTTTTTCTCGTCCATCTTTTCGGAGAATAACAATCATACCGTCCCGCATAATTGATTTATTGAATCCGTCGTGACGCTTGCGTTGACCCGATGACATTATTTAACTTGCTTTCCTTTTGAGTCATATCGTCTGCCTCTAACTACGGCTCCAACAAGTTGCCCAAATTGCTTGTCTTCCATTTGGCGAAGAACGTTTGCACGAGCATCAGTTCCTGGACCAGGAGTGTTACGCATTTCGCTTGTTGCACGGTATGCCTGAATAGACTCATTAATCTCTTTAGCAACATTTTCAAAGTAATTTGGTTTTTTAGCCATATTACTTCTTCTTGCCCATTTTCTTCATTGTCTTCTTAACAACCTTCTTCATTGGCTTGCCTGTTTTCTTGGCTTCTTTCTTTGCCATTGCCATACCTTTTGCTGTGTAAGCAAACTCTTTCATTCCTACTTTTGGCATTAGATTTGTCCTATCTCTTTCATTACGGCTGCGGTTTTATGGTTGATATCTTTACTCTTAGGCATAGTGTCCGCATTATACGCTTTACCTAAGACTTCTGAAGCCCTATGCGCTTCTTGTACGTGACGCATAGTTGTTCCTGCTGGTTGTATTCCTTGCGCTCTTGCATCTTTATAAGCATTTAATTCAGCAGTCCATTTTTTATCTGAAATATCTCTCTTAGCATCTCCAGAGTTCATCTGAAGTCCTAAACCTTTACATCCAAAACATCCATCAATTGGTTCTGGATGATGTTCCCAGTGTTTCATATGTCCCCTTATGCTGCTGTGAAGTTTGCTTCTGTTACTCCTACACCACCAGCAATTAGTGCTGCTTTAGTAGCATCGTTAACTATGTGATTATGTCCACCAATATAGAACTCTTGGTAATCATCTATTGCTTCATCAAGAACATAGCGAACCTTTGAATATACTCCGCCGCTCTTAGCAATACTAATACCTCTATCTAGTTTATAGAAGTAGAATAGTCTATGTTTACCTGCTGGTCCTTCTTGGACTGTAGGTGTTCTAAAAACGTAATCTGCCATTGTTCTCCTTAATGAACTTACTGTAAGGCTAGAGTTTCCCCTAGCCCTACCGTCAATCAACTAAGCGATTGAAGAACCTGATTCGATTCTGTATAGTGCCTCTTCGCGGTAGCGAGCAAAGCCTAGTACGCCGTACCAACCCATTGGGCGGTGACGCATCAAGCGGTCAACTACTGGTCCGATAACTACGTGTGGCTCTTCGGCAACTGCCTCGGCCAATGCCTGTTGTCCAGCGATGATTGTGCGGTACACCTTTGCAGATGAAGAACCATCAGTTGCTGAGTACAGACGTGGAGACTCTACGAAGTATGCACCCTCGTATGTTCCAATTTCTCCTGCCCAGATACGGTCTTGAACAGAGCCGTATTGGTTAGGAAGTAACCATCCTGCTGAACCTGTCTCAGCACGTAGGTCGTGGGATACTTCTGGGTGGATACCAGCCCAGTATAGTGAACCCTTACGAGCAACGGCCTTGCCAGCACGTAACTTAGCAACAGCCTTACGGATGTTAGCAGAAGATAGTGTTGCAGCAGCAGTAACTGTTGCTGTTGAAGTTGCAGTTGAACCTGAGTAGAGTACGTTTGTTCCGCCACGCAATGTTGTCATTGCTACGGAGTCAATAGAATCTGCAAGGTTGAACGCAATAATGTTTGCGATTGCAGGGTCAACATCTGCAAGAGAGAATAACTCTAATGCACGAGTTACCAACACTGAGTTACCGTACTCGTTAAGAGTAATGGTTACTGATGTTGGTGTTGACATTGCTACTGCATCTGGGTCAGTTGTTTCTGTCAGAGCAGTAGTTGCTGCTGATAGGTCAACGTAGCGTTGTAGAACTACAGTTGAACCTGGAATTGCTTGACGTGCTGGACGCTTATCTGCTACAGAACGAATTAGGGGTTCTGAACGGAGAGCGAATTCTAGAAGACGGTCATACGCCTTCTGGACTAGACCAGCACCACCAGCGGTACCTCCGAGATTGTCGGATGCTGTTGATACATATGCCATATCGTCACCTCCAAGTGACTATGAACGGAATTATTGTGAGCGAAGTACATCTAATAATGCATCCATTGAATCTGCATTATCGATGCGAAGATTTAAATCCTCTGCTCGGTCTGGGGTCATAGCATTTTGTGTTAAGACATCTTGCTGCCTTAAGGCTGCTTTATCTGTCTCACTTACTTTAGGCTCGTCCTTGGTAACTGTTAGTCCAAATAAGTCTGCGTTATCATCGAGCCAGTTATTAACTGTCTCTTCGTTAACATCATCCAAATCTTTAAGAACTAATCTAGCCGCTTTGGCGTTGACACCCTTCTTTTCTAGGACTTCTTTAACTGTACGCTCACGCTGCGCCTTGGATAATCCCTCAAGTTGCTCAGTGAGTTCCTTGATACGCTTCTCATCGTTGCGCTTGGCTTTCCGTAACTTTTTAAGTAAGTCACTTCCATCCAGTTGCACACCGTTGTCGGTATCTAGGTCGTCTTCGTCTTCATCCCAGTAGTTGTTGCTCATAGCAACCCACCCTTCTATTCGTTGTAGTCGCAAGCCTCAGATTCTAGTCGGGGAACTAGGCTGGCTCTTGCTATCGGTCTTGTACACTGCGCGAGGGCCGATGGATCCGCGTCAGGATTCTATTATATGTTTGTCGTGCTTCCTAGTGCACCTTTACCTAGGCCAGATCGTTTACCAAATTGTGCTATTTCAAGGGCTCTAATGTTTTCTCGTTTACGTGCAGCAGATGCTAATCCCTGTAACTTCTCTTGTTCTGCTTGTAATAATCCATATTGTTCTGCAGTTCCACCATAGATAGAACTAAGTTTTTCTGCAGTTGGAAGAAATTCTGCAATGCTCTTATATTGAGCCTCGGCCTGAGCCTTAGTAACACCTTGTTGCCCTAGTACATCAGCACCAACGGTGCCTCTAGTTACATTTGTAAATGGAACATTAGCCTGTGTTTCTGTTGCCGCAAACTCTGAGGCCATAAGATTTTGACGTAGAGCAGCACCACCAATTTCAGCAGCCTTTACTTGACGCTCAACTGCAGGTCCTTGTTTCTTAGGATCTAAGATAGCGGTAACAATCTTTGCCTTTGTAACAGAGGGATAGAACTTAGTGAAAGCATCTGATACAGCAGTATCATTTAATACTCTATCAAATGCCATATTAACTCTATCTGTTACTTCCGTAACGGCAAGATCGGCAGATATTAATGAATCATAGTAGTCTTGATTGTTAAAGTCAACTAAACCATATTGATTAAATACTTTTTTATATCCTTGTTCCATAGCAAAGTACGTCTCTGGCTTAAGAACAGTTAGGCCTGCAGCCTCTCTCTGGGCATTGGCTTTAAATCTTTCATTAAATTTTGCATTGTATCTTGAATCAAACTGTAGTAAAAACAATACATCATCAGTAGATGCTTCTGGATACTCTGAACGTATTTGATCTAATACAGATGCAAGTCCTTCAATATTATATTTTTTAAGTAACTCACTTATCATAGAGTATGTTATACTCTTTACTGGATCAAGCGCAGGTATTTGCACAGGAGTACTATATTGATTTACTAAAGAGTTTGCAGCATCAAGAGAGGCCTGTTCTGCTTTGGTTTGTTCGGCTATGTTATAGCCAATATTCTCACCAGCATAGGCATTAAGATCAGCGGCCTGTAGTCCATAACGAGCAGACATTGCAGCCATACCTCTAGCAACGTCAGTGTTTTGATTATAACTACTAGGTAATCCAGCCAATGCTTTTTCAAATATTGTCTGACCAGTTGTAGTTCTAGCACCAGATTGGGCAGTTGATAATACCTCTTTAGCCACTGCTGCTTGAGCCTGTGCATTAGCCAGGGCTTGAACACGCTTTGATTCTGCTGCTTTTGCTGCCGCTACTTCTGCTTTGGTTGCCATTATTTGACTATTCCTAACCAACTAACAAACCCTTGCAAATCATTCAAGGTTCGAGTTTCATAGTTCTTACTCTTCTTATATGCATCGCTGTTATATAATGCTAGGTTATACTCTTCTAATGACTTAAGTGTGCCATCTGGATTCTTGACATCTGCCATATCTGCTACAGTTAATGATTCTATCGGTATCCCTGTAACCTTAGACTTTGTAGAGAAGTATGGGGATAGTTGAGTCTTAACACTTCTACCTTTGTCAAGGCCTTCAGAGAACCCAACCCATTGTGTTTTTGCGGACAACTTAATATCTTCTAATACGTTATCATAAGCAGTTGGACTACGCATAGCCTCTGCTGCCTTCTTGTAGATAGTGCCATCATCTATCATAACACCGTTGTCAGAATAGGCATTTCTAATTTCTCTTACAGTTTTACCTAGTTGTCCAGAATCAAGAGATGCAATAGCCTTAGTATCTCCTGCTTTAGCCGCGGTTGTAATCTTATTCATTCTATCAGAAGCAATTTTTAATAGTATCTCTTCTGCCTGAGTTGCACCAATTGCGCCTTTAGCCCTGCGTTCAGCAGAGTTTAAAGCATTTTTATATAAAGCAACCTCTTCTTTTGTAGGCTTCTCATTAAACATATCCAAGAAGTATTTGTTTAATTTAGCCTCAGCAGTAGCAATATCAGTAGTATTTACAGTAGTGCCAGTAGTTCCAACTAAGTAACCACGAAGAGCCTTATCTGTTTTTGCTTGAGATATGACGTCCCTTATATCACCTTTACCTATTTGCGCTCCAGCAACCTGAAGTTTCTTAACAGCAGCATAATCGGCTGTATCTAGGAATGTGTATGATGGGGCTTTCTCCCCATAAAGACCTAAGGCATACATTTCTTGTTGAAGTTTCTTACGCTCTAGTGGAGGAAGATTGTTTAAATAGTCATACTCAGCGCCCTCAACATATATTGGAGTTGCTGGTTTAAATGGCTTTCCAGTTATTGGATCGACTCCAACTGTTGGGATTCCTCCCTGTTGAACACTCTTACCAGCGACAGTGGTTGAACTATTGGCTGCAGCAGCAGCCTGAGCCTTAGCACTTACACTAGATGTTCCTACACCAGCAGCCTGTTGTGATGCAGTAGGTACTGTATTGCCAATAGATACTTGTTTTCTGGCCTGTGCTTCCTTTAACTCTTGCGAATAACCTGGTTGATTAGCATTATACCAGGCTAACCATTGTTCATAGGTACTGGCCATTAGTTACCTTCCAATTCATTAGCGAAGAATCTATAAAATATTTTTTGAAAATCTTGATTATCTTTTAAAATCCATATTGCTTGCTCAGATAACCAGGCTCTTTGTTGTACAACTTCTGGTTTACTGCCAGTTAGTTTATCTGTACTTATTTTACCTAGGTTTGCAAGAGCAATATCTCGCAGATACATATAATCTCGTAGTGCTTTAACTGATGGGACATCAAAGAATCTTTCATCTTTTGCTAGATTCTTAAGTTGAAATATAACCCTATCAAATCTATTGTAATCAGAACTAGCCTTTGGGCCACCGTTCATAGATAACTTTAATAACTCGGTAGCATCCTTAAGTTGGTTCTTATCCATTAGGCCAGCATCGACCTGGGCTAACAACATATCGTGTGCTGCATAATAACGATAGTTATTTGCCTTTTCAATTATCTGTGTAGGATTAAGTTTGGTTTTCTTCCCACTTATTAAATTCCATTTATACATTTCTTGAGATAAACCACCACCAGGGAATACGAATCCATATATATCACCATACTTAGATACCACATCAGGGTATTTGGTGATGAATTTGTATGAATCTAGGTTAGATGGAGCATCTCCAGCACTTGTTCCAGTTATAGCAAATATTGCTGGAGCACCGAATAGATCTAGGAATTCACCTACGCTCTTATTCCAGTTGCCATCATTAGCAACTAGTATGTCTTGAAAGTCTTTGTATAGCGCCATTTGGGTAAGGGCATCGCCAGTTCCATCTGTTGCAAGACCCTTGATCTGTAAAGATGAAGGTGAAACTAATCCAGTTATACCACGCATTACACCAAACCAACGGGCAAAGATGTCAGCATCAGCGGCAAGTCTAGCCTGATCGTCAGGATTATCTAAATTATAATTTGCACCAGCAGAAAGATATGCAAGTACTGGTTTATATGCGCTAGCATATGTCTCTTTAAATCCTAGGGCACCGCCTAAGATTCTATTCCAGTTTGCTGGCAATACAGCGCCAAGTGGACCTCTTGTGAAGTCGGAGGTTCCAAATGGGAATAGCCAGTTCTTAATTCCTTCTGGCATATTGTCTATAAAGCCTTGATTCCAAGTACCTAATGCACTAATAGGAATAGTAACTCCAGGTCCAACACCTGGTAGGATTGATCCAGCACCAAGAGCAAAGTTAAATGACATAGGATTACTTGAGAAAGCAATCGGGGCACCCTTGTAATTGTTTCCAGTTAGTCCACCAGCAAGTTTCGATAACACTGTTCCAGTAAATGGAACCCAAAACATTTCTTGCTCTGTCTCTGGATCAGTAAAAAAGAATCCTTGGTTAGGATCATAGAAGTCACGAGCATCGGTTAACTGATATATAGATGATGATTCTGGTGACTGTAACCATTCAAGAGTTTTTATTCCCTTATATACTTGAATTGGATTTTCAATACCAATCATACTCCAACTTTTTAATGTATTTTCCCAAGCATTCATAAATGGACCAATCAACCGTAGTTGATGGAACATTAGACGTCTATTGCTTGCGTTATAAAATAATTCTTTTACGTGTTTACGTGCTACATTATCAGCATATGCGTGTGCGTCTGCTATAGTAAGTGGACCGTCGCCAGTTGCGCTTCTAAAGGCTGACCAAACTGGGTGTTTTTCTCCAACATTTGATCCTCTAAATAAGATAGGCTTTAATGAGTCTTGAGCAACTTTTTCTAGTTGGGTTTTAGCATTCGAGTCAAGCGCTTTAGATATATCTTTAATCGCATCCCAGTATGCTTGCCTAAACTCTGGGCCAAATGTAGAATTCTTTTCAAGTTGAGTAGAGATATCAAAGAATCCATCTATGAATCTAGTTACAATGCCCTTATCGCTAGCAGTACCTTCTAAGTATGCCAAATTTTTGGACGGAACATTCATTAAAACATTGTCCCAGTTTCCAACTGTAGAAAATGCCTCATTGATTTGTTTAGCAAATTGAGCCTGAGCGTCTAATAATGCTTTTTTACCGTTAGAAATCTGCTTTGCATTTGATATAGAATTGATTGCTTCAGTTTCAGCCCTTGGAATTCTATACTTTACGTCAGACAGTTTTGTAGTACCATATGCAACTATCTCTCGAAGGTTGGCGTTTCCACCAGTAACCTCGAGAACACGGGCTAAAATAGAAATGTCTTTATTGCTTGAATCTTTTGCTGTATAAAGATACTTCTTTAGTCCATCTCTTGTAAAGATAAAGTTTTTAAAATCATCAGGGGTAGATGCAGCAAAATCCTCTAGAGTTTTACGACCCGCACCACTAAAGAAGTAATCAATTACGGCATCTTCTCTAGATGCACCAGCCTTAATAGCATCGTCGACACCTTTTGGTGTAGCACCAGCCACAACTCGTGCAAGTTCAGAACCGTTTAGGATACGTAATTGATTTGCAATTCCATCAAAAAATCTTTTATGACCATAGCCAACAGCGCCAACATTTTTAAATGATAGAACCTTTACCGCTCTATCATCGAATGAGCCCTTAGCGTCAGCGGACATTATATCTACATATGAATTTTTAATTTGATGAGCAATAGTTTCTTGGACTACGTCAGTTATATCATCACCAGTAGAGAAAGTATCTCCCATAAGATTATTTCTGTGTTCGTCAAATTGGAATAATAGACGTCTCCAGGCCGGACCTTCTTCTCTACCCATCCACATAGAGATGGCCATAGCAGGATTATTTAATAGCGATATGTGACCAGTTCCAAATACACGTAGTTGTTCTTCTGCAATGTTACGAATTACGAATGCTGGACGAACCAACTGCATTTTTTTCCACCAGTTAGAAATTAAAGTATCAGCAACCTCAACGCTTTTTCCGCCTGCAGGTAATTTTGCTAATTTAGAAACAAGTTTAATGTATTCTGCTGGAGATGGTAGGTATACAGTAGAGTTTAAAAGTTCTGAGTCTAGGTGTGGACCAGGCAATACTACTTTATTTCCAGCAAGGTCTACATATTGTAACTTAGCGCCATTGATATGGCGTGTAGCCCAGTATGAAGACATTTCCTCGTTGCTGGATTCAAATGCTGTAGTTGCTCTCTTAAATGAATCTTTCATTCTTGCAGGTACTTTTTCTTCGTACTGAGCAAAAACTGCTTTCATAAGTTTAACGGAGGCAGCATATCCACGTATAGCAGAAGATGGCGCTGTAGCAATCTCTTCTATAAGATCATTTAAAACTTTTGTCTCTAAGTTTACGGCTCTACCAAAATTGTCTACTGTTTGTAGCAATGTTTCTGTATCGTGTATATTTACTAAAGAACCAGACTTAATGATAGTATTGTATTCTTTAGATAAAAACTTTTTAGTTTTGTTGGTTCCAGTTTGGAATGTATCAAAAAGGGCTGCAACTTTAGCGTGATCTTTTAATCGATACTGGACTCTAGCGCCAACGCCAGTTAAGACTTTTGCTGCAGGCAATAAGAACTGAGCCTTATCTTTAATAGCGGCTGCTTTTTCTGAGAAGTTTGCACCTGATCTTTCAATTATACCAGGTCTTAAATCTCCAGCATTAATGTCACCACGTTTAATAAATGGCGCAATTGCTTCTAAAACTTCATCTTGTGTTTTAGCATCTGCTAATTTGCGAGCAAGAGTTGAGTCAATCTTACCGTTAGATGCTCTCCAGATTTCTTTCCAGTCAGTTATTTCAGCAAGTCTATCCAAGCCTTTAGTTCCATAACCAGCGGTCAAAAAGTCAGCAACTTTATTATATGAAAATTCAGGTAGTCCACTTGCTTGCTTTATTCCAGCAAGTACCTCAAGTGAGTTAGCCCAAGCGGTAAGTTTTTCATCTTTTGATAAACTTTTATCAGCAAGGATTTCTGACATTTTTCTAGACTTAGAAGCATTCTTTGCATAATCAGTTGCTGCAATTTCTCTTGCTCTAAAAGCGATCTTGGCATCTCTAGTTCTTTTAGCAACCTGTGTTTTTGCACCAGTTACCGCAGTTCTAGCCTCATTATAAAACTTCTTTGTTTGAGCAATAGCATCTTTTATTTCTTGAATTTTTTCTATGTTTGCATTAGGGTTTGATTCAGATAACATTCTCAAGTTATCAACTTGTGCTATTAAAGCATCAATCTCTGCTTGATCTTTAGCAAAATCATCTGCAGTTCTAGATGGAACTCTACCACTTGCTATAACTTCATCTACACTTTTCTTTAAATTTTCAAGATCATTTGTTTTTTTAGCAATAGCAGTTTCAAGTTTTGCTATTTGAACTGGAGCATTAGTTGCAGTTGTTAGATCATTTAATCTATTAGTAAGAGTTGCCAGTTGTACTTTTTGCTCTTCTGCTATTGCCGTAATTTGATTTAATCTATTTGTGGCAGTACGAACACCAATGCTGCCATCAATTGCAAGTTTATTTTTTCCATCCCACGCAGCCCTAGATTCTGTTGCATCTAGTAACGCTTTTTTAATTTCTAATTCTGATACTTCATCTACCTGTTTAATTGCGGCATTCTTTGCAGTTGTAGCAATTTGCTCTGCTTCTTTAATTTTAGTTACACGATCTTCAATTTTGGCAACAACGTCCATTGCGCCTTCGGCTCGAGCCTGAGATGCTAACTTTGCTAGCCTCTTTAATTCTGCTGCGCGAGCAATACCAGTATCAAAAGCAAAACTTCCAACAATATCAGCAACTACAGAAATTACTGCGCCCTGTGAAGATTCAGGATTTCCTAGTGTAAAGATATTTGAATAAGCATCACCTAATATTGTTCGTGGCTGATACCCAATAATTTTTCCACTTGAATCACGAACTGCAATTTTTGCAGAAGCAAGACTTGCCTCACGGGCAGCCTTACCAGCACCAGTACTCTCAGATGGAAAGAATCCAGTTCCTAAATCAGCGCTTGGAATTTTACCAGACTTAACATCTTTTATCGCATCAATAATAATTTGACCAGCAACTGTTTGTGACGGCACACTTGGTATGTCTGTTGAGACTTGAGGTTGAACTGGTAAACCTTTTCCAGCAACACCTAAAGCAAAATTTTGCGCTGCTTGGCTTACCATCTGTGTTCCAGCACGGTACTGAGCGTTTAGTCCCTGATAAATACCACCCCATACAGTAGAAGCACCTCTAACGCCAGCCTTAACTGTTCGCCAAAAAATGTTGCTTTCATCTGCAGTTTGTTGTGACTTGGTATTCATATTATCGCCAAGTCTAGATTCTCTTGTTATGGAATCAATTGTAGCAATATTGTTTCCAATTGCACTATTTACAGAAATTCCAGCAGCGCTTATTGCGCCAAGTACGCCAGCAGACATAGGAGTTCCAGCAGCAGCATTGTCTTTAATCTTTTGCGCTGTATATGGATCTATTCTAGCAGCAGCAGCATATTGTGCTTGAGCATCTAACTCTGCTTGATTTAAAACATTGGTTATCTGATTTTTGCCAACCATATTCCCATTGGCATCCTTTGTAAATTTTACTGACACTATTGACCTGCTTGAGGTAGCGACTCAATTAAAAATCTTAGGTCTTCATTTCTTGGGTCTTGTTGGTATAGTGCTTTAATAATTTGAATTGTTTCACTTGGTTGTTCTGGAACCATTGCTGGAAAAATTAATGCTTCAGAACCTGGGCCTGGGCCCATATCAATACCACTTGTAATTGGTTCCTCTGGGCGCATTGAAGGCTCAGTTAATCCTATAACTTGAGGAAGTTCTGGTCTTGCTGCTGAAGCAACATTTGCAACTGGATTACCAGCCATAGGTGCTGCAGTCTGTTGATTCATTTGTGCTTGTCCCTGTCCATAGGCTAAGCCAGACATATAACGTGCAGGTTGTGTTCCAGATTGGCCTGCTCCACCAGTTGCTGATACATTTGCAGGATTGTTCTGTGGTGCAGTTGGACGATAACCGCCTCTGTTCTCTGCCATAGTTCCTCCTACTTAATTTTTCTAGGTTGTTCTTTTGATATATAAGGACCTGCAGTAAATGCAGTTAATTTAGATGCAATTTCCATTGCTTCAAAAGCATCTGCTCCTGCGTATAAAGCACCTAATGCATAGGTTGCTCCAGAGCCTGCAGCGTATACTCCATCTGCAGATTTGCTTATTGATAATTCTTGATCGACATCAAAGATTTCTCCACCAACAGCCATTATAAACTGAAAGCGGGAATCTTTACTATCTTCTTCAAAGTTATAACCATTCTCTGTCATACATTTACGTAAGGATGGCATAGCCTTTACAATCATAAAATGATATAAATCTTCTCTATCTTGCTTAGTTGGAGTTGGTGGCTCCCAAATATGTTGTGCTATATCACAGGGTAATGTTTCACCAGATCCAGCAATTAGAAACATACCATTTTCTGAAATCTTTTTAACTTCAGGGTGTGTATAAATTCTACCATCAGCGTCAGTAGTCTGACTATCAGCAACTATAAAGCAGCGATCTTTGTGTTCTAATCCAATAATTGTTGTCATTGTCCCCTACTTAATTATCGTCGTCGAATAGTTCTTACGCTTGCGTTTGCTTGTCCTGATCCTGATAGGCTAGATAAAAGACTTTGAATATCTGGTGCTTGTTCTTGAGGTGGTAACTCCTGTGCTTGTCCACCTTGTTCTGGCGGAAGAGCGCCTCCTACTGAAGCAGCAGCGGGAGCAGGGGACGTTTGCTCAACCTGAGATTGCGCCCCAGCAGGAGGAACCTGTTGTTGTTCGGGTGCAAAGATTTCTGCAATTGCATCCTCTATCGTTTGTCCCTTTTGTCTTGACTTAATAACTTCAGCAATCTTTCTAACAATGTCTGTAGGGTTCTGTCCACTAGCGGCCATTTGTGGAATGACTTGGGTGTATGCTTGAAGTGAAGATACAAGAGCATTACGCATATCTTCAATTTCAATTTTCTCTTGCTCTTGTGTAACATTGACATTAAACGGTAACTCTCTCATAGCCATATCTTTAGAGATTAATTTACCGCCAAGTGCTTGTAACATAAAGATAAGGCCTTGGGCTGGATTAAGACCAGCAAGCATTCCGTAACGAACATCTGCAGAATAATCGCCTTTGATATCTTTGCTTGGCTTGTACTCTAATGCGTAAGGTGAACCAGCATCTACACCGCGAATTGTTTTAAGTTCATCGAAGAACATCTCGTCAACTTCAAAACATAGACTAATAACATCACGAAGCGCTGTAGCAAAGATTGCCTGTGCTGATTTAACCTGTGTATCAAAGGCTCCCATAAGTGCTTGGATACCTTGACCTGTAACAATAGATGCATCAATATTTCCAGTACGTCCCTCTGGATAACGAGCACCAACTCTAAGTTCTTGATTAAGTAATTGCTGTTCTGTAAACGCACCTTGTGGTAGTGTAAGTTCTACACGACGAACACCTGCTGGGTTAGCGGTACGAATAACCGCATCTCCACCCAACTGTAGTTCTTGTACATCTTGAGGAAGCACAATAGGGGCCTGTACAGATTTCTCTGCAGCCTCCATAGCCAACATAGCAAAGCGGTTACGAAGTAATTGAATTCCTAGTACATCATCAAACTGTCCACGCATCTCACCATCAACAGATGGGCGCTTAGCAACAACAACCATCATCTTACCAAGTGGATTACGTGCTTGAGATAAAACTAAATTCTGGCGTGCAGGTATATATACAACAGATTGATCTTTATCGTAGTAACGAATGATTTCAACCAGATTGTTTATTTCTTGTTTAAACCCAGTAGGTCCAAGTAATTGACCTTCATACTCTGGGAACTGTGCTACTAACTCACCAAGTGTGAGTGTATAACGTTTTGCAAATGCAACGCATCGTCCATAGCGATCAAATTCAGGATAAGCCATCCTTGGGTTTTCTAGGCGAATGCGTGGCAGTTTTGCTTCCTCGTCCATTTCAATAATGAATGGGAGGAATCCGTATGTTATGTAGTGGTCTGCACCCGTGTACATAGAAACTTGTAAATCGGAATTATTAAAATAATTAGAAGCAATGCGAGTACGATTGTCAGCAAACCTACGAGCACGATCATTGACCTGGCTAGCGGATGAGCAGTTAACCGCTGGAAGAGGCGCCATAACCTCAGAAAGGTCTTTGGCAACAATATCAATAAAATTTGCAACGACATTAGCGTCTACACCATCTGGAAAAAAATCAGGATATACCTGTGAGATTTTACCTTGACGCACAGAAAGGACGTCGCCTGCGCGAGCATCGCGCTCTGAAGCACGGTACTTGAGTGAATCAACTCGTGCTGCAATCTGGTCTATTGATAAAGCCATTTATATCCTAACCGTAGGTTTCTTGCCATTGCTCTGCAAAGGCGTCGTCTAAATTGATTCCGTATCTTTTATCTTTTTGTGCTCTAGTTGCCCAACGATTGTTGGCAAACTTAGTAGCATAAGATGACTGTTGCATAAGTTCACGAACTTTAATAACAGCAAACCACAGCGCCATTACGGTATCTGTAGGGTTTTTAGTATCAGGTTTCCAAGTAATCAATTGCTGTACTAAGGACTTCAAGCCCTCAGAGCCTTCATTAGAAGGAAGTTCAATTAGGTTATTATCTTGGAAACGAGAATCTCTTGTTGTCCCAAATAGCGAAGCCATAGAGGCTACACCAAATCCTGTATCCCATTTATTCTTACCTGTAAAGTGAGAGTTGAGGGTACAGCCATACTGAGCCAACCAGTTGCGTAGATCATCATCTAAGGCGTAAGCCTTCTGGTGGGCGTTAATCTCTATTCGGATCTCTTGGGGTTTGTATTTGATAACCCATTCTTCTATGAGATCTCTAATTCTTTGTGGCGTAGTATCTGTCATATTGACGCAGTCAAGGACATAGATCTTACCATCAGAGCGATTGTAGGTTATTACTACTGCTCCTGTGGCTCCTGCCATTGCAGGGTCGAGGCCGATAACGGTGTAAGAACCATCAATATGTTTTGGATGGCCTGGGACTCCAGCCTTGAGTGGGCCTCTTTTCCGCATACCGTTGACGCATCCAGCGACAGTAGTTGGCGAGAAGATTGAGTCTTCCATAACATCTTCTTGCTGGTAGACCAGCGCCCATACTGAGGGAGCGACTTCAGACCTTCTAGTAAATAACGAGGGTCCATCCCACTTTGTATATAATCCTTTTTCATCTGCCTCATCTTGTTCTCCTTCAGGCCTGTCAGTCTTTGGCCATAAGGTTTTCCAGTTGGCAGGGTTCTCATCAAATTCTAATACTGCTGGTTGACTAAAGTAAGTGAATGGAGATTTACCACCAGTCCACTGACCAGGATCTCTCATCATCTTATAAAGATCAATAGGTGCGACACGGGTTCCTACAATAAGTAGTTTTCCGTGTCGACCCAAACGGGTGATGACTTCTTTTTGAAGCCATTCAATTTGCTTCTCCCACTCGTGGGCATTTGCATTCATCACCACATCGTCAAGGATAATCAGATCGGCGCGAGCACCGTAAATCTGAGATCCAAATCCTAATGCTTGTACAGTTGGGTCTTTCTCACCAGAGTCTCGGCCAGTTCCCAGGTAGATCATATCAGCAGACCAAGTGTTGGAGTCTGCTTTGTATCCACCTTGTGGGCCGAAGGCTACCTGCAACTTAGTCCAGTTAGGATGGCTAAGGCGGGTCTTGATGGCTGAAAGAAACTTTCGGGCCATACCCTGGGTCTTTGAGACAATAATGATTCTGACGTTAGGATCTACGGCTAGGCGGTAGGTAACGTAGTTAATTGTGATAACGGTTGACTTGGCGTGTTCAGGGGGTACGTTGATAAGTACACGGTTAGATGCGCCTTGTTCGTAAGTCATAGATGGGTGGAGGAACCTGGGTTCTTTACCCTCTACCAGATCCACCCAGTCAAGGTGGTGGTCAAAAAGTGTGGTGTCTAGAAACTCCTGAGAGAAATCCTCGAAGGAGATATTCTTAAGTTTAGCAAGGTCAGTCTTGATACCCTTGGAATCTAGCCTAGCCTTGTCAGCCTGTTCTTTAAAACTTGGCTCGGTAAGGGTCCATTGGCGGAAAGCAGCCTCAGATCGGCCAACCGACTCCATAGCCATCTTGATGGTCTGACCCTGTTTAAGTTGGGTGAGGACCTTGTACTGGGCCTCTTCCTTGGTAAGGTTCTGCTTTGCCATTTAACGCCCCTAAGACTAATCTAACGGTAGCCGTCTAACGGCATAGGTATCCCACTATATATATTTTATATATATAC